ATTAGTGGTGGATCTGGTGGTGACGCTAGTGCCACTAATCAAACAGCCGTTCAAGCTAATCCAGGAAGTGATGCAACAAAAGCAGTAGCAGTACAAGGTGTAACAGGGGGTAAATCTATTCCAGTTACAGGTACATTTTTCCAAAATATTCAACCTGTCAGCATGACTGCTGCACCTGCGGGATTAGCTTACGCATCCTCAACCACAATTACTCGCGCTGCTAACACCACAACTTATACTGCTTCTGCACCAAACTTTGATGTTTATGGCGGTCTATTCCAACTTCAAAATATAGGCGAAGCTGGTAAAGGTATATTCCTTTCTTATTTTGAAATATCTCTCAATCTATCTTCTGTACCAGCAGGTATGACTTCTTTTGCGGTACACTTATACCCTACAGCACCTACAAATATTGCAGATAATAGTATCTGGACAATTGGTTCTGACCCTGTTTTAGACCCTGTAGGTTTCAACGTATCTATGAGTTTAGCTAAAGGGGGTAATAGAGTTGTTGGCGTTGTTAGAGACTTAAATCAATTGTTTGTACTAAATAGCACTAGCCTGTGGGGGTATTTGGTTACTAACGGTGCAATTGTCCCGGCTGCTAACTCAGAAACAGGGACTATACGTGCTAGGAGTTTTGCACCATGAGAACTTCTACTAGAATGGTGGTGTTGGGTGGTTTTAAATGTGTTCTTGATTTAATTTTTGCTATAGCCTCTGTCGCTTATGGATTAAGACGGCTTTCCAGGTTTTGGACTGGCGCAGCTATAAGAGTAATGAGAACTAGTGATAACTCACAATTAGATATAGGTTTTATTGGAGAGGATTTAGACATTGTTACATTATTAGCATTTGTCGGTTCGGACAACGGTGAGATTGTTATCTGGTATGACCAATCTGGCAATGGTCGTCATGCAGTTTCAATTACGGGATCGCGGCCGCGCATTGTTAGCAATGGTGCGATAGAGACGCAAAACGGCAAACCCGCTATCAGGTTTGATGGCGTAAATGATTATTTAGCTGCCGCTTCTCCGCTTATTGGCGCAACGCACAGTTTGTTTATTCTGTTCACACCGACGATTGAAAATGAATTTGGGACTGTTTTTGGGCAGTGGTCTTCGGGGCAAAATGGCCGTTTTTACGTTATTGCAAACCAAGAATCGGCTGGGCCTATTTCGGTTGGGCGCTTAAACGTAGCCAACACTACAGCGACGGGAGGCAACGGAACCAACGGTTTAACCGCAGATGTTGCTATTTCAAATACACTCACTTTGATCACATCTATATCAACCACCGGAAGCGAGCAGTGGAAACTGTTTAAGAACGGCGCGGAATGGGATAGCGCAACAATTACGACCGTCTTTACGGGGGTCAATAGCGCGATAGGTTCGCTGAACGGAACTGGATCATTGCTCCCATTTGACGGCACTGTATCAGAATTGATTTCGTTCTCCTCCGTCCTCTCCACCACCGACCGGCAAACCCTTGAGCGCAATGAGGGTAAGTACTACAGCATCACAGTAGCTTGAGGAAAATCATATTAGTGGATAATTAAAATTATGACAAAACAAGAATGGCTGCTTTCTCAAATTGCACAATTCCCTCAACTATCTGCTAGGGAATTAACTTCATACCTCAACGATAAAGTATTAGTAGATAATCCAGTGCCAATAGGACAAGTATCTGTTGTACCTACAGTAGAAGAAGTATCTACCATAGTGACAGATAGTGAAGTCTTAGCTATAGCTGAAAGTCCAGTCTATTTAAGGATATTAGATGCTATTACCCAAAATCGACCTGATTGGATTGTTGGCAACTTAACAACATTAAAACGTGGTGGCAAACTAACCCAAGCAAGTTTTGATGCCATCATAGCCTTACTTCAAAGAACTCAATTAGATCCCAATTACCAAGCGCAAATATTGATAACCCCTGCTGAGTTAGCGGGGTATGGGGCTATTTTAGTTAGTGATGTTGAGGAATTATTAACTCCCTAAACTTCCCCCAAATACTAAATTCTGGGATAAACAAGAATGTGCGCCACTTCCCCCGTCTACAACATCATTTGTGGGCGGGGTTTTTCTACTGCCGTCAAAAGCATCCACATAAGATAAAAAGTCATCATTCCACCAAGCTCTTAGTATTTTTATCTTCCCGCTCCTAGCATCCATAGCCCAGGGTTTAGCCCGGGTTAATTTATCGCCAAGAGGTTGGACTCCCTTACAATTACACTCAGGCAAAGCTTTTTTGATTGTCCTAATTAAGCTTTGTTCGTGTCTCCTTGACGCTGAACCGCCCTCTAACTCCCACCGTTGCTTAACTTTTTTACCATCCGCCACGGCCATCGTTACGATTTGGTTATCGCCCTCTTCTGCTCCTAACTGTTCCCAGTAAACATCTAAGATGTAATATTCATACTCTCCCGTAAATTTATTTTTAACTTTCATCCATTTCTGGGATGCACTAAAGCATGAGGATGAAGAGGCAACTTCTTTAGCTGTACTGGCCAAATCCCAAAACCTTAAAAATTGGGCAGAAGTTAAATCCATGCTGCTTAACTGTTCTTGATCTATTATCTCAAACCACGAACGGTTAAAGACTAATCCTGCCGACCATTTAATCTTCCAATTACCTTTAAGTAACCGCTCCATGTCAACATTAAGTAATGAAAGTAAATTAGCTTTGTAATCAGGGTTTTGGCTTAAGAGAATCTTATTGTCGTCTAAGGTTGCACTAATAAAAGTTAAGGATTTTGGCGGCGCAATTTTAGCTAATTCTGGGAATTTAAGCATTAATTCTTCTGCGGAATCTCCCCAGTGAATAACGTTATTTAAGCGGTAAAAGTATCTTAAAACGCCTGACCTTTCTTCGATAGGGTATCCCGTCGTAGGGTTAATATACCAATCAATTAATTTAGCTACCCACGAATCTGCGTCAGGGTTACAGGTTGCATCAATCCTTGGCTTAACTCCGCAGGTACTTCTATTTCTTGAAAATAAGAACCAAAATTGTTTTTCGGTAAATTTATTTAACTCATCAAAACCAATATAGGCTATTTGCGCTCCGGGGAATTTATTCTCTACGTCTTTTTCATGTTGAGCGTGACCAAAGCTAATAGCTGCGCCGCTGGGAAATTTCCAATCTAATTTACCCTCTCTTGGAATTGCACCAGGGACTAAGCCAAATAATTTCTTAGACTCATCCCATAAACCACCCTCTGTTGTTATTTCAGGCGAAGTCCGGCGGAAGATTACCGCACCATAATTAGGGTTATCAATATTAATTAAAGACTTCCTTAACAATGCCCACGACTTCCCGCCTCCGCCGGCTCCTCCATATATGCACACATCAGCGCGCGTATTTACAAAGCTTGTTTGCTTTCCAGGCTGTGGATCTGGAAGGGTAAAAGTTACCGCATTATTCTTAGCTTTTTCGTTAACCTTGGACTTTAATAAAGTTGTTGGTGCGCCACTTAAAAAATCTTTTCTTTTGCTTCCCATTTCCTTTAAGACTGTGCTATAATTTATATATAAGTTAAATTATAGATTTAAAAATTGCATAGGCGACACAAAGTATTATCCCAGATGAAGAATAGTCTGGGATATTTTTTTTGGATTTTTTTCGTAGATGAAGTGTGTCTAGAGTACCCGCCCACTCTCGCCTTACCCCCGCCTTAATCTCGACCCCCCCTTAAATAAATTAATTAAAGTCCCGGCACTAAATTTAATTTAAGGATTAATCTAGCGATCGCAAGATAAGAGATAAGAGATAAGAGATAAGAGATAAGAGATAAGAGATAAGAGATAAACCTTAAATTAAATTAGTGCATAGTGCAGACAAGTTTCGACGCTAAATTAAATTAGCGATCGCAGAATATTTTTAACTCATGTATAAAATATAACATAAAATTAATTTAAAATACTGTTGCACGACGGTAGAGAGTAAGTTATATTAGTTATATTGAAAGTTAAAAAGTAAAGAAAAGAGGACATAGGAAAATGAAGACCGTACAGACCATATCTGGAGACAATTTCGTACTAGTAACTGACAACGAAAAAGAGATCCCTATCTCCAGACCTTACCTAAACCACTGTGATATAGAGTATAGAAAAAAGAAGGAGGAAGACTATGCAAACTATAACCTTCGGGAACACCATCAAGAACATTATGGCGAAGGTCTTTTTCAAGGATACGATTACGGCCACGATTTGGGGATAAACGATCCCTTTGCTGAAGAGATATTAGGGTCGGATATCTTGTTAAGATAATACCTTAAAATACTCTTAAAATAAACCTCTTAAATTAAGTTTTAAGAGGTTTATTTTTTTAATTCATACATTATTCTTGACCCGCGATCGCTATTAAATAAATTAATTAAAGTCCCGGCACTAAATTTAATTTAAGGATTAATCTAGCGATCGCTAAGGAAATATTTAAGAGTTAAATTACTTAGCCCTAGCTTATACATAAAATTAATTTTAAAATACTGTAGCGTTATTTTTAAGAGTGCGTTATTATAAAGAAAGTTAAAAAAGTTAAAAAAGAGGTAAGGAAAATGAAAAATAAAATAGCAGAAATTAAAGAACTAGTTAAAGAAGTATTCCCTGATTTTAATCAGGAAAACGACAAAGATATAACGCCACAATTAGTTAGACGCTATGTCAGACGTAAGCTACCAGAAAACATTCTTTACGAAACCGCCGTTTTAATCCCTAGCACTGGCAATTGTTGGATAAGGATAGAGAAATTATGCAACTACTTAAAAACAGTTAAGTATTGGTATTCCCTGTAAAATAAGCGGTCGAGTGAGTTATGACTCCCGACTTAGGTTTAATGCCTAAGCGATCGCATTCTTAATCCTAAGAAGTAGTTAAGCTTAGGATTAAGAGTTAACAAAAAGTAAAAAAGTAAAAAAATAAGGACATAGGAAAATGCAAGCTAATACATTCGTAACCGGCAACTACTACAAAAATAGCTCTAGAGAGATCATCCTTCTCGTTACGTCGCGGACAAGGTGCTTTGTAGTTTATAAAGCATTTTGGATAAACGATCCACACAACTGTTATCAAGAGGGCAAAATCAAGGTAAAAAATGAAGATGGCAACGAGTATATCTTAATCGATGGATTTAGCAAATACTCGTCAATAGACGAGTATGTAAAGTATGTAAAGGAGGAGGTTAATGTAAAGGAGGAGGTTAATGTAAAGGAGGAGGTTAATGTAAAGGAGGAGGTTTATAGCGCAGTACACAGAAACTTTTTACAAGTTGGTAAAAAGTTTAAATACGTAGATTTAAAAAATGATATAATACAAGATGTCATTTTTGAAGACACTAACGGTAATGGTACGATTTTAAACTTTAGAGCCATCAATAATGGCAATCCAATTTACTGTCACGGCAGTTTGTTTGTGGTTACTGAACATAACCGCGATTGTTTAAAACCTTTTAATTATTTAACTGTTGAGGATAGTGATTTACCTACTAATGCGATCGCATTAGTAGGTAAAGTTACGGAAGTTAAGGAAACTGTTGAGGATAGTGATTTACCTTTAACTAATGCGATCGCATTAGTAGGTAAAGTTACGGAAGTTAAGGAAGAGGTTGAATTTACCTTAACAGATGACAACAAAGCCGCTATTCAGGCGATTGTCAAATTAGATCCCGTAAGGTGTAATTGGAGCAATTTAGAGCGGACTGCATACAGTAAACTAACGGCATGGGTAAGCTATCCCCATGACTCTAGAGATATTAGAGGCGTTTACGAGGGCGCACTACTGGTTTTAAATACCATTAGTAAGGAAGATAAAGCACGGGTTAAGGAATTGGTGGTTGAGGGCAAAAAAAAAATAACTCTTGAGGATAGTGATTTACCTACTAATGCGATCGCTAATAACGCAAAGGATTTAGTTTTGCCCTTAACTAAGTCCTTGACCTTTAAGGAAGTGCGGGAATATGCAGAAAATGCGGGTTATGAGATAGAACCGCTTGGGGGAATGTTCAGGCTAATAAAAAATAACGTTATTAAAACATTCCCTAGTTTAAAAACCTTACAACTTTTTATAACAGAGGAATTAGTTGAGAAAAAAGAAATAACTCTTGAGGATAGTGATTTACCTAGTCCCGACAATAACGCGATCGCATTAGTAGGTAAGGTTACAAAGGTTAAAATATTAACCAAAATGGTAGCGGTTAACCCCGCTGTACACCACGAGGTTAAACTAATCCATGATCCTATCTTTGGATGGCAGCTAATGGGCGCGGACTCGCAATTATTAAGAGAACCTCTTAATGAGGATAAAACACAACCTACCATTAGGTTTAAAACCCGAGAGGGTGCTTCAACTTTTGCCATAAAGCTTATGGCAAAAGTTAAGGACTTAGTTGAGAAAAAAGAATTGACCTTCAAGGAGGTACAGAAATATGCAGAAAATGCGGGTTATGAACTGACAGAACGCACCTATGAGTATTATAATTTTAGGGTAAGTTCCCTTTTCGACAGAAGAGGGAAGTTTACCAAATTGATAGATGTCGTTGAGGTAATTAAGGAGGGTAGGCTGCTAAATGGTGAGTTTAGCAACCTACCCTTACCTACTGATAATAACGCGATCGCAACAGAAGAGGAAATTAAGGAAAATATGCTGACTAAAGAAAGTTACGCGGCTGTGGGGCTTTTGGTTAAGATGGATTTTACTGCGCGGGGTTTAACCCAATTTGAGGTTATGGCTCTGAATAGTCTTAGGAAGTACATAGAAAATGGAATAGAACCAAAACTAATCAAGACTTTTGCGGAAGTTTTGATTAAAAAACTCACGCCGGAGGAGAGACTTATCTTAAGAGATAAGTCTCTTGAAAAAGTTTTTAAGGGTCGCAAGTGAAGGGATAAAAAAAGATAACGCCCATGAAGCGAGTTTAAAATGGCTAGAATTTATTGATTCTGCCGTAGGTTGTGAATCATGGGAAGAATCATGGGAAGATTTTAAAGAAAGTGTGGCTTTTAAGGAATTAAAAGCCTCGTCCTAAAACTATTAAGAATCATGTCCTAAGCTATGACATTAAACCAGCTTAGTTAAAAAATAAAAAACACCCGTGAATAACTGTATAACCTGCGGAAAAAAGTTAAGATCGGATAGTAGTAAATCCCCACACTGTAGCAGGTGTTGGCTGAAGACAGAAGAGGGTCTCGCCTTTAATGCGGCTAAAACCAGGAGTTTTTACGTCCCCAGGACCAATTTAAAACCCCGGTGTTTAGCTTGCAACAAAAGCATTAATACTGCTAAAAACCAGGGCTACTGTAGAGTCTGTTGGGAACAATGGACAGAAGAGGGTAGAGAATATAGATCGCAAAAAGTCAAGCGATCGCAATCGGCAAACAAAGCGCGGAAGAGGCGAAATGGTAAAGTTAATTAATTAAAAATATCCCTAACCTTATTTAATTTAAGGTTAGGGATATTTTTTTAGCCATAGTTAATGTCAGTTAAAGTTATATCTGTAATCTCTTCACTGTTTACAGTAATGGTATTGTCTAAAGTTTCCAAAAGTCTTGCAACGTCCAAAGCTTCATTTAAATTACGTAAAGATTGCTCGCCACAAGCATTGCCAGCGGCTACGATATTTCTCAAATCTTGCGATCGCATATTCTCTAATAAGTCTGGATTATTCTCATAATTTTCCAAAACTTTCTTAGCAATATCCAAACACTTTTGAGATACATCTAAATTAGACCAGCCTAGAATCTCACTTCTTTCTCTATAACGCTGTAATTTATCTATATGGGAAGAAATTTCTAATGCTTCTGCGTGCTTACGCTTTTCTAATTCTATATATCTGTCATACTCTCTAAGTCTTTCTTGCCAGAAACTTTTCGTACTCCAATCATTCATCTGTTGGGAATAGCTTTTGATAGATTTTTTAAAAGCGATCGCTACTTTCTCAAAAGTTCTTCTTATACCCATATCACGGTAGCACATAAATGCTTCATAGCTCTTGCTGGTGTCTATTCCGGGCAAATAATCCCACACATTCACATTCAATTCTAAAGCTACTGCGTGACATCCTTTAGCTAAAGCTTCTTTATTGTAAGTAATATGAGCGGGCATAATCTTTTAACTCCTTCTCCTAATTAATTTAATTTAAGTTATTTTTTAATAATAATAAATTTAATCCTTAGTATAACACAATACTTAACTAAATATTTTTAAACCCCTCTTAAAAATAAATTTTAAGAGGGGTTTTTTTTGTATTCCGACGGTAGATAAAATAAAAAGTCATAAATTTCAAATGACAATTATTCCTGATAACGCAAAAAAAACAGCCAAAAAACGCACTTTTTTTAAAACGTTAAAACCCTTACACCGAGTTAGTTTTAAGCGTTTTTTAAGGGTTTTTTAGCTGTTTTTAAAAACTCTCTTGAGAATAATTAGCAACAAGACTAAAAAACCTTACGACTCTCTCTATATAAGGGTTACAGAGATTTTTTATAAGCCTTATTCCTATTAAAAAGTTTGTTTTTTTAATGCAAAAACTCTGCGTATACTACTGCGTAAGGGTTTTAGACATTGAGAATAAGTTATTTTTTTTAAAGCTTAAACGCGCTTAAGATAGGGGAAAATGCCCAGGACTTAGGCGGACTAAGAGTTTCGGGGATTTTTATTAAAAAAGTCGTTTTTTACCTGGCGGCGCGTCAGGTAAAAATGGTAAATAGCTAAAAGCCTTATAGGATAAAGGTTTTGCGCTGTCAATGTTAAGAACGTCAGGTAAAATCCTTATTATTAATAAGAAAAAAAGAATAAATAGACTGACGGCGTTAGATAACCTTACTAAATTATGTAACTAACAGCCTACTTATCCAAAACCCTTGCAGCGCGTGGCTTTTGGATTTTAAAAATTTTAAAAAACGCCTCTTTTTAATTGACGTTTTTGTATGACGCGGTAAAAACGTCAGTCAAAATCCCTATAGTAAAGAAAACTACCTGACGTTTTTACAAAAACTTCCACTACTTTTACCTGACGTTTTTAGGGTATGCGTTTTAATAATATAGATTTACCTGACGTTTCCGCTAATTCCATTTAAACGCGCTTAATAATGTATTTTTAATTTAATAAATAGCGGGTAAGATTTTTTACCTTGTAAAGTTCCGTATATTAGCCACTTGCTATCGGTAGAGTAGTAGTGTTAAAATTTAAGGAAATAAATTAGGATTAAAAGGCAAAAAAATATATGCTTAACATCATGGACTTAGAACAACAACTCATCAATGAGATTGAAGAACGTCAAGAAAAACTAGACAAAGTGCGGGGCGTGTCGCCAAAATTACAAGCACTGGAAATACTCCTAAAAGACTGTAGGGATAGTTGCAACGAATTTGGTATGCAAGATTTATTTATAAGCCTTGTGGAAAATTTTACAGGCACGATACAAGCTACCCCCACACCCCAGCCACAACCACAACCTCAAAATAATCAAAATAATAATGCTGTATTAACAGACAAGGAAATAAAAGTTATCAGACTAGAATTAAAAACTTTCCTTGAGTACGACGGACAGCGACTAAATGACAAAACCGCTAAAGAACTTTTAATTAAGAAATTAGAGGAATTGGGCAAACAAGAACTTTTATCTGAAGTTAATTTGGATGATAAAGATAATTTCCTTACAGAGTCTAAAAAATTAATTAATTTACTCACTCTAGCTAAGGAAGAAACTTTAACGGTAGCTAAGGAAGAAACTTTAACGGTA